GGGGCAATCATTGTTGTGATGACCCGCTGGAGCAAGAAAGACTTGACCGGCAGGATAGTCCAGTCCTCCATCGACCGAGAAGGAAACGATGAATGGGAGATCATTGACTTCCCTGCAATCATGCCAAGCGGTAACCCTCTGTGGCCGCAGTTCTGGTCTTTAGAGGAATTAGAAGCTCTTCGTTCTGAATTGCCGGCGGGTAAGTGGAACGCTCAATACCAACAAAGCCCAACTTCAGAAGAGGGTGCGATCATTAAGAGAGAATGGTGGCAGCTTTGGGAGAAGGAAGATCCACCTAGATGCGAATACATCATCCAGAGCTGGGATACTGCGTTCACCAAGAATGAACGATCAGATTACTCTGCATGTACAACATGGGGGGTTTTTTACATGGATGAGAATGAGGACAATGCTCATATCATTATGCTGGATGCGTTTAAAAGGCGTATGGAGTTTCCTGAGCTCAAGAAAGTGGCGTTTGACATGTACAAGGAATGGGAGCCAGACGCGTTTGTTGTTGAAGCAAAAGCATCCGGCGCGCCCCTTATTTATGAATTACGTGCGATGGGTATCCCCGTCCAAGAGTTTACGCCGTCAAGAGGTAATGATAAGATGGTGAGAATAAACTCAATATCAGATCTGTTTGCCAGTGGAAAAGTGTGGGCTCCTGGGACAAGATGGGCAGATGAAGTCATTGAAGAAATGGCTGCATTTCCAAATTCGGACCATGATGACCTTGTTGACTCCACCACACAAGCTCTGATTAGATTTAGGAAGGGCGGGTTTATAAGTTTAAAATCTGACGAACCTTATGAACCCATTATGTCCAAGCGAAAAGGTTATTATTAAAGGATCATTATGTCAATCGATAAAAGTTTATACCAAGCCCCCCAAGGCATAGATGCCTTGTCTCAAGATGAAGCGCCTTTAGAGATTGAAATTGTTGATCCTGAAGAGGTCAACATCAAAGCGGGCGATATGGAAATATCCCTAACGCAGGGAGACGACGAAGAAGAAGGGTTCAGCGACAACCTTGCCGAATACATGGACGACGGCGCAATGGCCACGCTGGCAGGAGAACTTGACTTTGATATTGATCAAGACCGAGGTTCTCGTAAAGAGTGGGAAAAAGCATATACAGAAGGATTAAAACTGTTGGGACTCCAGATAGAAAACCGGACAGAACCTTGGGATGGAGCTTGTGGAGTATTCCACCCCATGATCACTGAGGCTGTTGTAAGATTTCAGGCCGAGACCATCACGGAAACATTCCCTGCACAGGGTCCTGTTCGTACAAAACTACTGGGCAAAGAGACGCCAGAGTTAAAAGAAAAAGCTACCAATGTCGAGAACGACATGAACTATGAATTGACGGAGACCATGAAAGAGTTTCGTCCTGAGCACGAACGCATGTTGTGGTCACTTCCAGCCACAGGCTCTGCATTTAAGAAAGTCTATTACGATCCAGGCCTTGGCCGTCAAGTCAGCGTGTTTGTACCTGCGGAAGATATCATTCTCCCCTACGGCGCAACTGATATGGATACTTGCTACCGTGTAACGCATGTGATGAGGAAAACCAAGAATGAAATCCTCAAACTTCAAAACGCTGGGTTTTATCTTGATATAGAGTTGTCAGACCCCTCAAGAGAAAAAAACGACATCAAGCAAGCTAAAGACAAAGAGACTGGCTTTAGTGATTTAAATGACGACCGCTACACTTTATACGAGTGCCATGTTGACTTGGACCTTGAAGGTTATAAAGATGTAGACGAAGACGGAGAAGAGACCGGTATTGCTTTGCCGTATGTAGTAACTCTAATAAAAGGATCAAATGAAATTTTATCTATTAGGCGGAACTGGGAAGAAGACGATGACCTTAAACTCAAAAGACAGCACTTTGTCCACTATCAATACATCCCAGGGTTTGGCGCCTACGGCTTTGGACTCTTCCACCTTATCGGAGGATTTGCAAAATCAGCCACAAGCATCATGCGACAACTGGTGGACGCGGGAACTCTATCCAATTTACCGGGAGGACTTAAGTCCAGAGGACTTCGCATCAAGGGTGATGACACACCGATTGCCCCGGGTGAGTTCAGGGACGTAGACGTTGCATCTGGAAATATTAGAGACTCGATCCTACCCCTACCCTACAAGGAGCCTAGCAACGTACTGTTCAATTTAATGAACCAGATTGTTGACGAAGGCCGAAGATTTGCCGCTACCGCTGATATGAATGTTAGCGATATGTCTTCTCAGGCTCCGGTTGGAACGACTCTCGCCCTCCTTGAGCGCCAGCTTAAAGTATTGACCGCAGTCCAAGCGCGTGTTCATTTTGCCTTAAAGCAAGAGTTAAAGCTCATCAAGAACTTAATTCGGGATTACACGGATACTTCTTACACTTACGAGCCTGAGTACGGTTCTAAGAAAGCCAAGAAGGAAGACTACGACTTGGTTGACGTCATTCCTGTAAGCGACCCAAATGCCGCAACCATGAGTCAACGCGTAGTGCAGTATCAGGCCGTGATCCAGATGGCGCAGATGGCTCCTCAGATATACGACTTACCGCAGTTACACAGATCCATGTTAGATGTTTTAGGTATCAAAAATGCCGAAAAGCTGGTGCCTTTGCCGGACGACCAAAAGCCGACCGACCCAATCAGCGAAAACCAAGCTGTTCTCAAAGGCAAACCTTTAAAGGCGTTTATGTATCAAGACCACCAAGCGCACATCAGTGTGCATATGTCCATGATACAAAACCCTACGATCATGCAAATCGTTGGCCAAAACCCAATGGCGCAACAGATGATGGCAGCTATGCAGGCTCATTTGGCAGAACACGCTGGGTACTTGTATCGACAGAAAGTGGAACAACAGCTGGGTATGCCTATGCCTCCCGAAGATGAAAAATTGCCTCCACAGCTGGAGTTGGCTTTGTCTACGATGATGGCTCAAGCTGCTAATCAAGTCCTTCAACAAGACCAAGCTCAGGCTGCACAGATGCAAGCCCAGCAGGCCGCACAAGATCCAGTCCTTCAGATGCAGCAACAAGAATTGGCTTTGCGCCAAGCTGAATTGCAAATCAAGGCCAAGAAACAACAAGCTGAAGAAGATCTTGCAACGGTCAAAATGGGGCTTGAGAAAGAAAAAGTTGGCGGTCAATTAAAACTTGAGGCCATGAAAATAGGCGCTCAAATAGAAAGCGACAAACACAAATTAGCAAATCAAGAACAGCAAGTTGGATTAAAAGCTGGGATAGATATGGCTAAGAGTAAAGAGCAAATGGACTTGCAGAGAAATCAAGCCATCATGCAAAACATGCAAACTTTTAAAAAGGAAAAATAATTGATACAAGACTTCGCACGCGTATTGCGCGAACAAATACGCACCGACATGAACAACTATTGCGATGATATCGCTGGTGGTCAGTGTCGCACTTTCGATGAATATCAAAAACTCTGTGGTGTTATTTCGGGTCTAGCCATTGCAGAGCGTTATTTAATTGACCTGCTTGAGAAAGTTGAGAAAAGCGATGAGTGATTTAATTCTACCTTTAGGCGTAAGCCTGCCTGAACAGATTCAACCTATGGATATGCCTGATGAAGACATACCAATGGAAGATAGAGCGGCGGCTTTGCCCGTCCCAACAGGGTACAAAATACTCTGCATCGTGCCTGACATCTCTGACAAGTTGGATGGTACGGATTTAGATTTAGTGCGTCCTATGGACTATGCCAAACAAGAGCAAATGGGAACCACAACCCTATTTGTTATGGCTTTAGGAGAAGATGCATATAAAGACACAACTAAATTCCCTAGTGGGCCTTGGTGCAAACAGGGGGATTTTGTAGTGGTACGTACCTATACAGGTACGCGATTAAAGATATTTGGCAAGGAATTCAGAGTAATTAATGATGACCAAGTTGAATGTGTTGTGCAAGACCCTCGCGGAATAACCCGCGCGTAAGGAGAAATTATGCAAGATAAATTCAAGTTTCCCGATGAAATTGAGGATAAAAACATTGATGTTGAAATTGAGGGCAATGAAATTGACATTGAAATTGTTGATGACACGCCTGAAAGAGACCGTGGACGTCAACCTTTAAACAAAGAAGTCTTGGATCCAGATGATGAGGAATTAAGTACTTATTCCGAAAAAGTAAAATCCAGGATCAAAGAGTTAACTCACTCAAAACACGATGAAAGAAGAGCCAAAGAAGCCGTTTTTCGTGAGAAACAAGAGCTTGAAAACTTAGCACAACGCTTAATTGATGAAAATAAATCTCTTAAGAAAAGCGTTAATTTTGGTCAAGAAGCTTTTGTACATTCAGCTAAAGAAAAAGCTGAAGCAGACATAGTTTTGGCAAGAAAACAGTACAAAGAAGCTCAAGAAGCCTACGATACTGATGCCATTATTGCGGCTCAAGAAGCATTGACTGAGGCTAAAATGCAACTAGAGCGGGTAAAAAATTACCGCGTACCCCCTTTACAAGAAGAAAGGAATGAGGTACAAACGCAATACGCTCAACCCCAAAAGGTGCAACCGGACGAAAAATCTCTGCGCTGGCAGGCAAAAAACCAGTGGTTTGGTTCATCGGGGTTCGAGGAAGTTACCAGCTACGCACTAGGGCTGCATCAAAAACTAGTCAACGGAGGCATAGATCCCCGCTCTGACGAATATTACGAACAAATCAATGTTCGCGTGAAGTCTAAGTTTCCAGAAGTATTTGGCGACGAAGACAGAAGATCTGCTGAAGTCAATCGAAAGCCTTCAACGGTTGTTGCGCCTGCCGGACGTTCTACGTCAGCAGGAAAAGTCAAACTAACTACCACGCAAGTTGCGTTGGCAAAGAAGTTTGGATTAACCCCGCAGCAATATGCTGCACAAGTAGCAAAATTGGAGAATCAAAATGGCTGATAGCAGAACAAATCGTGAAATAACATCACGCG